CGTGGCATGAAGGCAAGAGGAAAAAGAATTAAATACTATAAAGTTCCTATTCAATGGGTTTATGAAAATATGACTTATGTTAATTATTTTGCATTCTTAAGTAAACCAAAACAACCAGTTTCTAAACTTGTTGCAGAAGCAGAACTAAAAAACATTGAAGTTGGAATTTTTAGATACTAGGGGGAAATATGATAGTAACAAATTTAGAAAAAATGGAAAAGATTGTTGCTCGTAACAATAATCTTTCTTGGATTGGTTGGGATGTAGCAGATCGTAAAAGATCAGATGCTGCACGTACTGCCGTCAATGGGGTTAGAGTAAATGGAGTCTGGTACCTTCAGCGCATTTATCCAGTTAACCGCAATGGATGGGATATTCCAAATAAGTATAGGGGATAGATATGAAACAGCATCTGTGGAAAGACGATGCTCTTTGTCTAGGATCCGATACTAATGTATTCTTTGATATTTACGAAGAACAAACTGAAACAAGAGAATTTGTAGACTCTCTTTGTAGAACATGTCCAGTTGCTAATAAATGTTTTGCAGTAGGCGTATCTGGCAAAGAGTGGGGAATTTGGGGTGGAATATATTTAGAGGGCGGAGAAATCTCTAAAGAATTTAATAATCATAAGACTAAAAAAGATTGGTCTTATACCTGGCAAGCACTAACAATGGAGCAATAATGTATACAGATAAAATGCGTATGGCATTTCATTCTATACCCGCTCCTAAAAACTTTGGGGTAAGTCTTATTGACAATGAGACATTCATTACGATAAAATTAGATGAGAGATCATTTATACGAATGACTCATGATGAAAAGTTAGATGCAGTCAAGTATGTATCAATGGTAAAGAAGGCTTTAGAAATGGAAGGGGCAATTGTGCTAGTTACTAGAGAGGTAATTAAATGATTAAACATTTTATAAATTATTTTAAATGTAAAATAAAGGGTCATAATTTAGCAGATGCTGGATCTTGCCCTTTTACAGGATTAAGTTATAAAGTATGCATTGTATGTACAACTACATTTCCTATTGACAAATCCAAGCAGTAATGGTATATTAGAATCATGCAAACTTTTTTACCGTCTAGTAATTTTATTACCTGTGCTCAAATGTTAGACTCTAAGCGTCTTAATAAACAGATTTTAGAAGGCTATCAAATACTCAATGTTTTATCGGGTCAATCTCCTACTGGTGGATGGCGTAATCATCCAGCCGTAAAAATGTGGCGTGGTTTTGAGAAAACTTTGCATATTTACATTAAAGCAATGATACATGAGGCTAGACTTAGAGGTATCAAGACAGATAAAAACGAAGCAAATATACAAGCACTTTTTACTAAAGTGGGAGATTCTTGGGGATCAGGAATGCCAGACTGGTTAACTAATGAGCATACAATGATGCGTGTTGTAACTACTCATAAAGCAAATTTATTTAATAAGGATCCACTATATTATGCACAGTTTCAGCCAGCAACATTTAGTCCATATAATGTTCCATGCTGCTCAACGTGTAAATACTATTGGGTTACACATGTAAAGGAAGATAATGAAAAATAATATCATAACATTTGAAGCGCAAACTGAGCATGTATATGAGGTCAGAGAAAGACCAGTGCCAGCAGCCAAGATGGTTCCTGATTGGTGGAAAGACATTCCAAAGTATGCAAATGACCAAAACATGTTAAAGTTTGATCCAAAAGCAAGTATTACAGTAAAGCAGTGTGCTCCTACAATAGATATGTTAACTGCTGGATACATTCTTCCATTATGGTCTGACCTATATGTTACACAACAAAATAATATTCCATATGTTCAGTGGACCACAGATGAGGAAGTATTAAGTGTATGGTCTGCTGATCAGTTAAGTAGTTTTCAAGTTCCAGATGGTTATAGCCCATCCGCTTTTAAATATTATCATGGATGGAATATCATAACTCCCCCTGGCTGGTCAACATTATTCATACATCCAGTTGGATATCAAAATTTACCAATACGTGTAATTCCTGGCGTTGTTGATACAGATATTTTAACAACATCAATTAATTGTCCATTCTTTATTAAAGAAGGATTTAGCGGTACTATTGAAAAAGGTACTCCTATGGTACAAATGATTCCATTTAGACGAGATGCATGGGAATCAGAGTTTACTAATCCTGGTAGAAACAAAGCATACTTTGAGTCAGAAAAACTATTTACTAAACTTTATGGCTATTATGCTTCAAAAAGAGCAAAGAAAATTTATAAGTAGTGAGCATATTTATATCAATAGCAAGTTATAGAGATCCAGAATTAGTTAGAACTATTAAATCTGCTATTGATAATGCCGCACATCCAGAAGAACTATACTTCTCTGTAGTTCTTCAAGAGTTTGAAAAGTTTGAACCAGATTTATCTTGGGTACCTAGACTTTCTCTACAAAAGATGCATCCTAAGTATGCTAGAGGTGCTGGTTTTGCAAGAGCAAAGGCTATGGAATCGTATGATGGGCAAGATTATTTTTTACAAATTGATTCACACACAATGTTTGAAAAACATTGGGATCTCTTATGCATTAAACAACATGAGTTAGCAAAACTATTATCAAACAATGATAAGATAATTCTTTCTTATTTTCCTCCACCATTTTATGTAGAGACAAATAAAACAATTAATATTATAAAAAATAATAAAACTCAATTGCCCTACCCAACAAAACAAATACCAAAACTTACTAAGCGTAATGAGTGGACTGCTGAAAGATTAGAACTAACTAATAAAAATGTTCCTGAGTTATCTACTACAGTATTAGGTGGATTTATTTTTACCACAGGTAACATTGTACAAGAAGTTCCGTATGATCCAGAGATATCATTTTTTGGAGAAGAGTTATGTTTTGCAGTACGAGCATGGACACGAGGATGGGATATTTATTCTCCTTGCATAACAATTCTTTATCATTTTTATACTCGTGAGGGGTATAGCAAGATATGGAAAGATCGTAATATACGTAAGGTATCTTGGAAAGAACTAGAAGACATATCTAAAGATAAACAGCGCAAGGTGTTGTGTGGAATTGAAGAGGGTATTTTTGGTGTGGGAAAATATAGGCATATTAAACTTTATGAAAAAATGACAGGTATAGACTTTAAAAAAATGTATAACCACTCTGGTGATACAATAGTATTTGGACAAAGGAATTAATATGGAAATCGCACTGGCTGTACTTAGCATCATTTCTTTATCTTTTATGATTGCATATGTTGCTGTAGTAAAAAAACTTAAAACTGTAAGTGATGGATTTGCACAACTACTTGTTGCCTATAGTTCAATGTCAACAGCACTTGAAACTACCCAGTCTTTTGCATCATCTCCAGAAGATCAAGATATTCATAAAGAAAACTTTATTAAATTTTTATCTGATTCTCGTGATTGGGCTTTTGATTATATTGAGCGGTCTCAAGAAACTATAAAAGAAGTTATTGAAGAGTTAAATAGTATTGATAAAAAAGAACTATCAGATAAGTTACTTACACTTTTACCAGAGAACATAGATGATAGACGCTAGGGGTATTCCAACTTGCGATTGCCCAAATTGTGGACAAAATTTATTCAGGGCATTAATATCATTTGATCCAGAAACTTATATGGTTGCTATGTATCATTTGGATATTCAGTGCGATAACTGTGGTGCGCTATGTACCGCACCAACTCCATTGGATCATCCAGAAAATCCAGACAGTGGTAAGGGGGTAAAGGGATGAAAGATATTATATTATCAACATTAACAGGTTTTGGATGCGGTTTAGTATTTGCTGCATTCAAGTTGCCAGTTCCAGCACCGCCAGTTTTTGCAGGGGTGGCAGGAATTATTGGCTTGTGGGCTGGCTATGCTATACTAATAAAGGTTCTATCCTAGGAGGAAAACATGGAACTAAGTAAGAAACATAAAGCAATGCTTGCATCATATGGTCGTTCGATTGTTGGTGCAGTAGCAGCATTGTACGTTGCAGGAGTAACAGATCCAAAGGATCTATGGGCAGCACTTGTTGGTGCACTCATTCCAGTAGCAGCACGTGCAATTAATCCTAACGATGCAGCATTTGGTCGTTTGCCAAAGGCTTCTGTAGTTGAAGAGGCTCTTAAGGCTGCAAAGCCAAAGAAGAAGACTGCTAAGTAATTTAGTTAGTAACTATAAGGCGGGTCTAGCAATGGACCCGTCTTATTTTAATATATCAATATATTTATCTTTAAGTTTTTCAGTAGAAAAGTTATTCATAGCAATTTCAAAAGCATGTTCTTTATCTTTGTATCTACTTCTTTGATTCATAAATTTATCAACCATCTTGCCCAAATGTTTTGGATCTGCAGAATACACATCAAGCATCATTCTAGTTTTTAATGTTCCAGTTTTTTCAGAATTAGCAAGCCACTCCTTTGGTAAAACATAGTTATTAGGAGATATATTAGTCATAAACACTGGCAAACCACTCATTAATGCCTCATTCATTGGCAGGCATAAGCCTGCATATCTTCTTGGCATAATTACTAAATCAAATCCTTTATAAAGATTTTCTCTAACTGGTTCATCACTATGATCCACCTTAATCCTAGAATCTTTGGTAGAAATATTAATATGTGTTTGGGTTTTGATAACAAGTTCGTAATCTGTTTTTGAGTATCTTAACATTTCCAGCACTGAATGAGTGCCGTTTCTATCTTCAGATGCAGCCTTTCCACCTACATGTAGTACTCTAAAATGATCTTTAGACATGTTTTCTTTTCTTACCTCATTAAATTTTGTGTGATCAATTGGTGGCGGTAAATGCAAAACTTTTGCTTTATCTGAAAATAACTCCTGCATATGATCAAAATACCACATGCTAGGACCAAGCAAAATATCTGGTACAGATATTCTAGGATTAACAACCATATCTAAAAACTCATAATTATATTGCAATACTGTTTTAACGCCCATCTTTCTAGCAATATCTACAAACTGATTATTATAAAATGTTTCACAGGTTAAAACAACATCAAGCCCTTTTAGAAATGCAGATATATCTCCAGCCTTTGGAAAACCCCTTACAGGATAAATATTATATTTATCATACCACTCTGGGTGCTGTTTATTTTTATTAAAAGAATGAGAGTTGATAAGCATAACCTTTGTAGGATTTAGCATATAAGTTAATTCTCTTGTTTGATTCCCAAGACCAGTATTATCTGATCTTACAATTATTCCTAGGTTCACTCTTTATATCCCCAGACTTCATCATCTGCAGTAAATTTTCTTGTTCCCTCACGTCCGTCTAAATGATAAGATCTTTTTATGTTACCTTCAGGATGATAGATCCATAGTTTATGTTTCCACCATGGGTCGTCTTGAACTTTTCCATGAAATCTATCTTCAATAAAAGTTTTTTCATCAGAGAAGGGTAGAACTATTTCTCTATAATATTTTGCTAAACTAAGATGTGGTCTTTGGCTCCATTGATTTGTTTTCATAAAACCGTTTTCAATACCAAACATTAAATGTTCGTGTTCTTTAGGAATGGATGCTTCAAAATGAAACCTAATAGTATTGGCACTATTGTATTCCATCATGTCTAAACATTTCTGCCAATCAATTGGCTGATCTGATGTAAGCGGTGCATCTCCCTCAACATATAAAAGTGCTGAAGTGTTCACCATATCAATAGTTCTTTTCATCATTGTAGTCTGATGACAATGTTCGTCAAATATTACTGGTAAAACATTTTTCCATTCATGTATGCATTTCCAAAGTACACGATTTTTAAACTCATTGTAATCTTCTTTGCGGCTTGCTCTTTCTTCTCTAAGCCCATCAATTTGAAGGATAACCTCATTCTCTGGCAAATGGGTACGAATAGAAGCAAGTGTTTCATCAAGTATGCGGGTATCTGGATGACTTGGCAATACAGAGGTAACAAGTATAGCCGTAATATCACTCTTGTTCATGAAGTTGCCTCATAACCTTAAAACCAAAATCTCTTTTATATTTTAACCACCAACAAACTACTTGATGCATATTATTAGGATAGTTAGAAATAAGATCTGGTAGAAGTTCATTTAATTCATTCCAATTATCTACTATTGGAAAAGGTAGATCTTTAGGATAAATATATTTAAAATAACTATCAACTTCTCCTTGAGAGTTTCTTCCATCTCCAACAGGCATACATAACATTTCTATAGCCTCAAAAAATCTAAAAGAATCAACTACTACAGCACCCGCTGGCGCAGGGGCTATCTTTGCCTTTGAGAGCGTCTTATAGTATTCCTTTGGTGTATCACCCTGTGCAAAGCCTTTTGTGGGCTTATAAAGGGCATTTGGAAGGGTTTGCATGACCTCTCCTAGTTGCTTTCTACGTTGATGTGTAACCTGTCCACCAAAATAAACGTCATAATCTTTGCTAGGATAATCTGGCTTTTCAGCCTTTAAATGCTGTGGAACACCAATAAAAAACTTTTGATATTTTTCATGTTTTTTGTGGGGGTATTGAACCCATATCTTAATATTAGGATGACTAATAAGATCTACATTAAATGTAGCAGACTCGTCTCCAGTAATAAATAATACTACTCTATCAAGATTACTAAGTTCCTTATTAATTAGTTCTTCTTTACCCGCATTACCTTGACCAGGAATTACTACAAATGCTCTTTCATCTTTTGGTATATTTTTTACAACTAATTGATCAATGTGATGACGTTCAAAAGTTTCTTTAAGCAAACCGTAATCCCATTTACCATCAGCAGCATCTAAAGGATCAATAGAAAATATATATGCTTTAGGCTGGTTCATAATAAAAATGAACCTCATGTTGATAATCTAAAAGATATTCTTTATATCCAATGCCTTTAATAAACTGTCTTAAATCATATAGATATTCTTTCCAATACATCATCATAAATTCTGGATGACCAGATAACCAAATTTTTGGTCTAAATTCTCTCATTGTTTTTTCTGCACCACCAAGAACACGCCATTCACT